AACAAACAGGTGAAGAGTTTGATGATCAAGTGCTAAACAGATTTGCAGATGACGATTTAGTAAACAGCATACGAAACGTTAATGAAGCTCTTGCTAACAAAAAAGCATTTAATCAAAATCGTTTTCTACAAGCTCTATCTAACAATGACTCAGAGGGAATAGTAAGTTCTATCTTTCAACGAGGAAATGCAGACAAGATTAGACAATTTAAAAACGGAACAATTAAAGTAAGAACAGGTGCAAACAGAACACCTGTACTAGCCAACCAGTTTGGTAATATTACTGAAGAGTCAATACAAGGTGTAGAACAAGCTGCTATGGCACGAATTTTAAGATCACTGGGAGATGTAGATTCTCCTGCTTTTCGTGAGTCTTTTGTTTCTGGTAGACTTGGGCGTAACTTACAAAGCACATTAGACGGATATGGCAGAGAAACCATTGAAGCTATGTTTGGTAAAGAAGTATCTAATGATTTGTTTAAACTAGCTGATAACATGGTAGCTGTTTCTAACGCTCCGATTGCTGGAAAAGGTGGATTAGCTGCTCCATCAATTGCTATTGGTCTTGGTTTATTTGGTATGCTTACTGCCCCATTAGCAACGTTGCCTGTTGCCGCTTTTTATTTAGTAATGTCTAGTGCTTTAAGAAGACCAGAAGTTTTAAAGATATTGTTAGCTAGTCGGCAACCTGGTGCAGACAAGTTAGGTCAAGCATTATCAATAATACAAACTAGTGGACAACAAGCTCTTCAAACAGTTGCTAGATCAGAAGAAGGTCCAAAAAATTTAGCAACGCCTGAAATAAGATCAACCGTGTCACAAGCTGTGTCACAGACTGCCCCGGTTGTTCAACAAGCTGCAAATCAAGTTATGACACAAGTTCCACAAGTTGCTAGTCCTACGGCTGGCACAGCGTCACAAGTATCACCAATTTTATTGGGTAACAATCCTGCTACCCAACAACTGGCTCAATCACTAGGGAGATCCAGATGAACATAGACAAATTAAGAGAAGAATTAGCCGAGGATGAAGGCTGTAAGTATGAAATTTATTTAGACCACCTTGGCCTGCCAACAATGGGAATTGGCCACCTGATTACCAAAGATGATCCAGAATATGGATTATCAGTAGGCACAGTAGTTGAACAAAGCCGTGTTCAGGCAGCGTTCAACCTAGACATTACTATTACGCTTGAAGATTGCCAGAGGCTTTACAAAGATTTCAACGACTTGCCTGAAGAAGTTCAACTGATTATAGCAAATATGATGTTTAACCTTGGGTATCCAAGATTATCAAAGTTTAAAGGTATGAAAGCAAACGTAGATGCAAGGGATTGGCCTGGAGCAGCAGATGAAATGGTTGACTCAAAATGGTACACTCAAGTTCCCAATCGAGCCAGGCGTTTGGTAGACAGGATGCGAGCTTGCGATAACTAGCCTACTTCTCCCCAGTTATCACCTAACTCTTGATCGACTTTACTTGGCACGTTTAATTCTAAGCAAGTCTCCATTATTTCTGTAATCTTTTTTGCTTGCTCTTCTGATTCCACGTTAAAGCATAATTCATCATGAACAGTAAGCAATGGTATCAATCCTTCTTTATAACATTCAAGCATTGCCTTTTTAGTTTGGTCTGCTGCAGAACCTTGTATTAGTCTGTTCAACGCCTTGTAAGTAAATGCTCTGCGTAATGGTTGAGGCCCGTATTCGTCTTTAGCTTGTTTTAATGGCATTGGTTTATTATATCCAAACTTCTTTGGCTCCCACATATCGAATCGACACATTCTGCCGAGAATGGTTCTAATATGCCCTTTTTCTGACGCTCGCGCAGAGACAGCATCTGCTAAACCTTTTACAAATGGAACTTTAGTATGATACTGATCTAAAAGTTTTGTAGCCTCATCTGTCGTAATATCTAATGTATTAGCCAATTTACCTTTACCCATTCCATACATAATACCAAGATTAACTGTCTTAGCTTGCTTTCTGCTTATGGATGCCATGTCGGCTACCATTTGATGAAAGTCTGGGTCACCTTTATGATACTCTTCTACCAGGTCGTTAATTGCTGGGTGCCTTAAGTTTTCTCCAAGAGAGGAACAATAATGAACTAATAACCTTGGCTCCTGACTTGAGTAATCAAAGCTACCCCACTTACAATCATCGTCCGGGATAAATAAACCTCTAATCATGGCTTTGATTTCTGGATCTCTTGCCGGAATCTGTTGTAGGTTGGGATTACTAGAAGAAAATCTACCTGTTACAGTACCACCATCATCAGACCTCAAGGCATGAAACTCGCAATGTATACGACCATTGTGTTCATACTTTAATATATTATCAACAAAGGTATTACTTGCCTTATCTAACTCACGTAATCGTAATATCTTGGATGCTACTTCATGAGGATGCAATTGTAAAAAAGCCTTAGTGAAGGAGGGCTGTCCGTTATTTTCTGTTTTATTGTAGTATAAATTATAATGGTCAAAAACTTTTGCTACGCTTTTAGCAACCCAAGGCTCTATTCTAATTCCTGTATCTCTCTGTATATCAGAGACTAAGGATTCTTTAAGGTCTATTAGTTTTTGTTTTGTTCTCTCTGCACCATCCACATCTACTTTAACACCAGTCTCTCGCATGTCTAATAGCACAGGTATAAGACTGGTTTCTAATTCAAACACAGTATTAAGACTTTGTTTTTGAATATCTACCTTCAACATATTCCAAAGTTTGAGTGTAAGTTCTGCATCCTTTTCTGCGTATTCGCCAACAAATCGTGAGTTTAATCTCCACATTTCTCCTTTTGGGTCAAACCCAAAGTCGGTTGCAGCAGCACGTAATGTTTTTTCATCCTTAGACATGTTTAGATAATCTTTACACAAACTATTAAGACTATAACTAAACCTATTCTCATTTAGCAGAGGAGTAGCAATCATAGTATCAATGATAGTGCCCTCGATATTTACCCCCGCTGTACGTAACCAGCCTGCATCGTATGTTGCATTATGCATTATCTTAGGAATGTTAGGAGTTGCTAACTGTGCCTTAAGCCATTTCATTACTTTAGCTTGTGGGATGTTTCCACCACCCTCATGAGCTATTGGGTAGTATCCTACAAAGTCTCCGGCAGCAACAGCCACACCAACTATAAATCCATCTTTTCTTGCCCAACCAGGACCTAGTGTTAGAAGGTTTGGGTCGCTTGTCTCAAGGTCTACTGCAATTGATTCACAGTTTGTCAAATCAGGAAATACCTCTGGAGGCAACCAGTCTCTTTCGATATGGTCTAAATCCATACGATTTAAAAAACTAATCTGACTTTTTTCCTTCATTATTTTTCCCATCTATAAAAGATATGGTCATCAATTCTAACAATATATTGTTTACTCTCAGACCAACTAGGTAAAACATCTACAGAATGGTAGTGTGTTGCTCCACTCACAGTATCATATGAACCCCCACCATACACCCCAGAAGCAACTAGTAAAGACCTTTCCCAAGCCATCGCATCTGTTGGTTTATCTGACTTACCATCACAAAACCAAGAAAACTGACACCTGTTTCTAACTGGTATGTCTGTGTTCCATGAGTATCTTTCGCCCTGGTAAACAACATCACAAACATTATTAGGAAAACGTTCATCATACACCCTATGCATAACAACTTGTGCCACTGCAACTTGCCCAATGAACGATTGGTTTCTGGCTTCAAAGTATATATTCATAGCCAAACATACGACAGCCGACTCAAACATTATTTTTCTCTTTTACTAAAATCATAAGCCTCACCTCCTAATGCTGCATATCCCACAATATCAACCCAAGAGTCTAAATGCTCTGGAGAATGTTTTAATCTAGATAACTTAACGGCTATCATACACTGATAGACTTGAGCCACGGTTATCTCTGTGTCTAATAAGACAGACCACATGGAAGCAATATGTGAATGATTTTCCCACGCATCTCCATAATCATCACGTCTTTCACCTTGGATTTTTGATTTAGCATCATCTAATATTTCTTCTCGTTTCATATGTTATACCTATATTTTGAGTAACTATCTATTATGTGAAGGTTTTGTTTTGCACGTGTGACTCCAGTGTAAAAAACCCTGTGTTCATCGTCTTGATTTGGATTCTTAACGGCTGGATAAGAAGAGTCCGTTAATAGAATAACATTATCATCTTCTCCTCCTTTCATGCGGTGTATCGTTGATAAATTAATTCTTGGATGTAATAAATCCTCTCCTCTTTTAATAACTGATTGCATATACAGAATGTCTTCCGTAGACATGTTTACTACTACTGGTGCCGGAAGTTCTTGGTGAGCTTGCAACCCATGATTAAATACCAGTTCACCAAAATCTAAAAGACTTTGTGGGTCTATTAAATCAAGTGTTTTCATAGCACCTTTTTTTAACAATGCCTTACTTCCTCTTTTAGGCATAAACTCATATAGTTTTCTGACCTCTGCTACGCTTACGTCTTCAAGTTTAGTAAGTCTTGTCCAAATAGACATTGCTTCAATTATATCAGCAGATATTATTGGGTTACCAAATCTTTCAAATAGATAACCATCCTCTCTAAGTTGATGATGTATTGCGTTTAAAGACTTATTGGTGCGAGACATAATAGTCCACGAACCTTTATCCAAGTTAACATCATACCAATTCAGATGAAAACTTACAGAACCTTCAGCGTCCCTTGGATTCCAGTCTTTATCTTGTCTAACGTGTATTCGTTTTGTAATGTTATTAGCTAATTGATAAACGCTCTTTGGTACTCGATAGCTTTGATTCAAAACTCTCTTGTTATGGCAGGCGTTCATAAAATTTTTAATATCCACACCGTTCCATCTATGTATGCATTGATCATCATCACCCGCGTAGTAAACTCTACTTGCACGTTCTTTTAATAACTTGACTTGCTTCCACTGTAATGGCGTTAAATCTTGTGCTTCATCTACTATCAATACCTCAATAACAGGAGCCGTGCCTTGCTCCACAAACATAGATATCATATCTGTATAATCAAACTTTTTCATCTCAGACTTGTATAATGAATATACTGTGTCCACTCTCTTAAGCATTGTGTAATGAAGATTATAATCACCCCTGTCACTATACTCTTGCTCCAAGGTAATACATCGTAACTTAGCTCTTGATATAATCTCTAAATACCTATTGCCTTCTTTAGAAGAGACTGGGATCAATCCTTCGTCTAGGGTATCGGCTGTACTGCTATCAAACGCCATACCAAGGACTTGACCTAACTTACGAAAATCAGAGGATTGTATTGTCTCCTCTTTATCCATGCCCAACCAATTAAAACCTATGGAATGAAGTGTCTTGAACCAAGGCACATCTTTTTCAGAAAGCTGCAGCTCAGAACTAACTCTACTTCTAGCTTCTTCTATTGATTTACGAGAAAAAGAAACAAAGCCTATTCTGTCTGGTGCTGTGCCCTGTTGTAGTTCTTTGCGAACTATGTCAATCATCGTGTGCGTTTTACCACAACCCGGAGGACCAAATATTAGTGTTTCGTCACTCATTATTTTTCTCTAGGACGATTTTCTAACCAGGTTTCAACCTCTGACCAAGACCATCTTGTAGAACTATTTTTGGATTCTGTTTCTGGACCTAACACCATAGGTCTTGGAAAATGACCATCCTCGACCCATCTGTATATAGTTGTCTTGGATACTCCCAATTTTTCAGCTACTTCTCCTACCTTCAGAAACTTATCATCAGAAAGGAATGTCATTAAACTTCTCCTCAGTTGGTAACGTTAATTCAGTGTTGTCAAACTCTGGCACATGCCAAACCCGAAGATTCTTCCATTGACCTGTATCTTCGTCTTTTAGTTTATAAATGCTATTACAGTCATGACCACCGTTAAGATCTTTAAGTCTTTGCTGTATCTGTGGACGTTTATATTCATTAAAACCACGATTACGTAAAAACTCCATTAGACCTTTAAGTGTAAAAAATGTTAAATCATTCTCTGTCCAAGGCTTACCAAGAACCATTTCTTCCGGAGACTTGGCTCGTATTCTACTTGTGCAGTATATTTCTAATAATTCTTCAAACTGACCTTTAAAGGTCAATTCTTTTGGAACTTCAATCACAACGGCTGATTGTAGCATGGTGTTAACCAATACTTGCCAATCACTAGATTTAACTAATGGTGGCATATTATCTATCTGTTCCATACATGCCCTTTGAAATTGTAAAGGCATTTGTAGTTGTTCGGTAGTAAGCTCTAACCGTTTACCATCTACGTCCATAAAGTATAGTCTAGGCTCCGATTTAAGCACCGTCAGACCACCTATAGTTGGCATTGACTCACTATTGCCCACTCCAAACTTAACTTGCTTACAAGCCGTCTTATCGCAATGACTGCTCATTGGATCTTCCTTACACAAGTATCCATATTCTTTTTTCTTATGTTGTTGTTGAATAGTTACAATCTCGTTTGCCGGGAGAGATGGCTTACAATACTTTTGGTTCCAACGTTCTAAAGCAGACTCCCAATCATCAGGGTACATCATCTTTGCCGTAATCCCGGCATGAAACATTACTTTATTGCGAGTGCCATCTGGAACCGATGTAGCAAACATAATTTTTAAACAAGGTGGCATTTCTTTAAGTTCCTTGTCATCTTCTACGAATTGTAGTTTGCGCATCTTCTGAAGATTTGTTTTGTGTTTATCCACATAATCTAAGAACTGCTCAAAAGATAACTCTTGCCCCTTTTCGTTAATGGCATATCTAAGAGTATTGTCCTGGTCAAAGTAAGGTAGGTTTATAAAGTTACCTACATCTCCACGCTCGGATAAAATCTTGTCTTGCTTTGGAAAGACCTCACATCCACCAAATCCAAGGACTGCAGCAAACTCCTGTAAATGGTCGCGCATATCTGTTGCAGTAATCCAATCCTCTGTAAATAAAAACAGATGGGCACCGCCTGATTTTGAACGGCAAACAACAAGTGGGATTTTAAAACGTCTACATTTTTTTAAAATAGAAACATGATCTATTGGGTATGTATCAATATCCAATGCCCCAAACTTACACATGTTTTTATCATTTATTGGTATCGAGCCAACTCCATGTTTGCCTTTAAGATGATCTTCTATCAATTGTTTTGTTAAAGGCTCTCTGACAATAAAACTTTTTGCCTCTGTTTTTCCGTTTCTTCTTGTACTTCCAACTTGTGTTTGACCGTGTGCTACACTTGAACCTTCAAATGCTGATGCGAAACGGTCAATAAGATCCATTATAAACTCCGTGAAAAAGGGGGAGACTTGCTCCCCCAATCAATTAAAAGGGTATTTCAGTATCAGAATCCGATTGCTGAACAGGTTCTTCCTGTACCGCTTTCGCTTCGCCCTTCATTATTGATTCACGAAATGTTTTCGCTTCCTCAAACATGGCTCTGTCACTTACAAAGCCCACTCGCTCAATCGTCCAATTAAACCATGTTCCCATGTTGTTAGACTGTTCGATTGTTGTAAGCTGCCATTCGTTTGCATATAAGGCTGGTGTTCTCATCGCACCATCCTTACTTTTAACTTTAAGCATAGCTATTTGTGTTTTCCACCTACGGCTAACACTAAGTTGAGATGACTTCATATCGATGATGGCAGGCTGGGTCATCCCATCCTCTCCAACAACTAAACAATAATGTTGGTCAGACTTAACTAACTCGTTGCCGTTTGGTAAAATCTCTCTTGAACCATCGCGAGTCGTCTTAGCTATTTCGGGATCGTTTGCGGGCCTCTCGCCAACAAAACCTCCACCACCATCTTCTCTTGGTTTAAACTCAAGATATTTAGTTTCCTGGTAACATGGAATTACTGTCAATCCTTCGCTTCCATCCCAATACTGAGAAGTCACGGTATTAAAAGCATCACCTTGAGAAGCTCCCTGTATAAAAGCCGGGTCACTCTTTTTAATCTGAGGTGACAATGCCTGTATTACACGAATAAAAGGTATTTGTAATTCAGACGTTTCGTAATCAACACCCTCGCCAGCCGTAGCAAAGATGTCATCCATTAGTTCAACTGGCATACCAGGTTCTTGTTTTGTTACTGCGTTTTTCATTTTTTCCTCCTAACGTCAGCAGTTCTTGCAACAAAGGCACCGAACATATCTAGGTCGATTGGTAATCCTTTCTCTACACGCTCCTTCACGAAAGCATTTAATGTCATCGCATGGATATGTGTTTTCTTTTCGGGGTGAAAGCCCTTTTGCTCAAGCTCATACATAACATCTGAAGCGATGTTATCTTCACCTCTGTTAAAGGATACCGTGACATCATTCTTGATAATGTCATCTAAATTATGCTCACGTAACCAATTGTATGCCTCTTGCTTACGATCCGCAGGGATAGACGCTTTGACAAACGGTTTAAGTTGAACAGTAGCACCATCAACGTCCACACGTTCTATGCCCATTTGATCCATCAAACTAGGCAATACTTCAAACGATATCCTCTGTTTTTCTTGTTTAAGAAGTTTAAGTTTTTCTTCAGCATCCATAATGTCTTGCTGCACCTGACCTAATAGCTTCACTAAACCAGACAATTGTTGTGTTGTCTCTGTATCCACACTTGAAAGTGCGTCTGCATCGAGCAACATTTCATCTTCAAAAATGTTATCTTTTTCTTTCTGCTTCATAGCAAGTACATCCTCTTCAGGTTTTCTGGGTTGACGGAACCGCTCCGAACCCTTATCTTGTTACTCTATAGGAGGACATGTGTGAAAGTCAACTACAAATTCAAAACGGAACCCTATGTTCATCAGCTTGATGCTTTTCATAAGTCTGTAAACCAACCATACTATGGTTTTTTTATGGAGATGGGCACCGGAAAATCTAAAGTGTTAATAGATAATATTGCTCATTTAGGAAACACTTTGCAAATAGATTTTGCCTTAATCATTGCACCCAAAGGTGTATATCGAAACTGGGTCGAGAAGGAAATACCGCAGCATTTTCCAGACGATATTAGAAAATACGTCTGCTTTTGGATGGCTAGTGAAACAAAAAGATACAAAGATAGGGTTAAAGAATTTTTTAGTTCTACAAAGCCTGGTGTTAAAATATTTGTTATGAACGTAGAGGCTTTTAGTTCTTTAAAAGGTAAGAAGGCTGGTGAGTGGATAGCTAAAAAGTTCGGGAGCCAAGGACTTATTGCAATCGATGAATCCACTACCATCAAAAATCATAAGGCTAAACGTACCAAATCACTCCTAAAAATATCACAAGAGTTCAAATACAAAAGAATTTTAACAGGTTCACCCATTACAAAATCACCAATGGATATTTTTTCTCAAGCAGATTTTCTTAAACCAAAACTTTTAGGATATGATTCCTTCTATGCTTTTCAATCGAGATATGCCGTTTTACAAAAAAGAACGATGGGGTCACATAGTTTTCAACAAGTTCTTGGTTATCGAAACATATCTGAATTAACCAACAAGATAGATAGGTTTAGCTTTCGGGTCTTAAAAAAAGATTGTTTAGACTTACCAGACAAACTGTTTACTGTGCGCTATGTCTCCCTTACTTCAGAACAAATAAGAATGTACAAAGAAATGCAGAAGTTGGCTTTAGCGGAGTTAGCAGACGGAAAGCTAGTTACTGCGCCCCAAGTCATCACTCAGATGTTACGATTACAACAATTGCTTTCGGGGCATATGAGGACAGATGAAGGAGAACTTGTTGAGGTTAGCTCCTATCGCTTAGATGCTTTAATGAGTTGTTTAGAAGAAGCAACCGGGAAAATTATTATCTGGTCAAGATTTCGCTATGACATACAAAAAATACAAAAAACTTTAACAGAACATTTCGGGGAGTCATCTGTTGTATGCTACTATGGGGATACAAAAGAAGATGACAGGCAACAAGCGATAAATCGTTTTCAAGATGGTGATGCTCGATTCTTCGTAGCCAACCCGGCAACGGCTGGTTATGGTTTAACTTTAACCGCAGCAAATACGGTGATCTATTATGCTAATGATTTTAATCTTGAAACCAGAAGCCAATCAGAAGACAGGTGTCATCGCATTGGACAAAGAAACCCTGTTACATACATTGATTTAATTGCAGAGGGCACGATAGATGAAAAGATTATTAAGGCACTTCGGGACAAAATTAATATTAGCGCAAAAGTATTAGGAGAGGAGGCAAGAGAATGGTTGATACTGACCCCAAAATAGCAGGACATGTAGATGTTTTACTTGATTATCGAAAAGGTCGTATGTCACTTAAATTAGCAAAAGATAGGTTTACGAAGTTGACAGGTATAAATCCAGACCTTGCTGAAAGTTTTTTGAGAGGTATGGACAGAGAAAATATCATACCCTTAAACAAACGTAAAAAGTAACGATACGATGTCGCTTACTGTGATTCCAATTACACTTAGAGAGGCTAATGCTTTTGTGAAAAATTTTCACAGACATAATAAACCTGTCCAAGGACATAAGTTTTGCATTGGAGCCATGTATAATTCTGCTTTGGTTGGTGTCGGGATAGTAGGTAGACCTGTATCAGCCACCTTACAAGATGGAGTTACAGCAGAGGTCACAAGAGTTTGTGTCGTTGACCATGCTCCTAAAAATACATGCAGTTTCTTATATGGTAGATGTTGGCGCATTTGGCAGCAGATGGGTGGTAAGCGCATGGTAACATATACCTTGCAGACCGAACCGGGGTCATCACTAAGAGGTTCGGGTTGGAAAATAATGGGAGAGACAAAACCTCATGATGAATGGCAGAAAAAAACAAAGAGAGATGGTAAAATTAGAGAATGGCAACCAATTTATGGTCAACTTAAATTTAGATGGGAGGCACCAAATGGTTCACTTGGATGAAGCGACAAATATGACTACAGAGCAGTTAAAAGAAGAACTTAAAAGAATTTCTGATAAGGTAATAAACTTTATACCACCAAAACCAACCAGACAAACAAGAAGTTATCTTAGGTCCTCTCGGGGAGAGGAGCCAACTTTTACACCCAGAAGTAGAGAATAACCCCCTACTTTGCTTTCGGGGGTCTACCTCTTTTCTTTAACTCTTTTTTAGCGTTTGATACGGCTTTAACCACAGATTTTTGCTGCGGGGTAGATGATACCCCTGACACAGACACAACAGTTTCTTTAGGAAAGAATTTCGGGAAAAGCATTTTTAATAATTTTCTAAACATTGTTTACTCCAAATTTTTCTTGATATGATTCTCTGATTAAAACGGCAAGCTGCCGAGCGATAGTTCTGTCTTCCTTTATTGAAATTCGTTTTATCATCTCATGAACCTCATTCGGGACTCCAACTGTCTTAAAATCTTTTTTATTCTCAGCCTTTGGTCTTCCACTACCCATTAGTTTCTCCTTATATTATGTAAAACCTATTAAAATATAAATTAGTTATTAAATCAAATAAATTATTTAGTTTTAATATATGTATCGTTTGTAATTATACAATCGTCTAAAACTATTTTTTTATTTCTTGGCAACTCATAGTATCGCCATTGGATTAATTTCTCGTTACATGCTCTCATTGTTGTAAATGTGGATGGATAAAATTCGGTGACACACGTTGCTTCACCTCCGGCAAATACTGTGCATACGAGAGCCATTGCTTTAATTGACATATCCGCTGCCTCCACACTTTTCACATGTATCCATATATCCCTGGAGATATCCTCCATTCTGCCAATCAACCACCGGGCGTTGATATTCACATTCCCCTGTGCCTTCACATTCTGAACAATGTTTTTGATTTGTAAAATATTTAAACCAATGATCCGAACAATAAGGCGTATTATTTTCTAATGCGTCAGCCTTTTCACCGCACACAACACAACGTTTCCAAGTCATGCTATCTCCTTTAATAAATGACAAATTAAATCAACCGTCCATCCATTGCCCAACATTCGATAACGTTGAGTGTTGGATACATGTACCGTATAATTATCAGGAACGGTTTGTAATCGCTCGCACTCGATGGGTGTTAACTTTCGCCATCTTAATTCTTCTACGTTTACCGCTACATTGTCCTTCCAAACGGTGGTAAGTGAATTAGATTTACCATCCTCCCGCAACTCCAACTCTTGTTCTGTCATGCCGGATACTTTAATCTTATGATCCTGTCGTACACCATCAACACGATAGCGACCTCTGAATGAACCACCATACACAACAAAATGATTTTGCTCCCAGGCTGAACCGCTTATGGTTGGAACTTTACCATCCTCCGCTTTTATGCCACCTTGGTTCTTGCCTCTCGGAACCTGGATTATCTTTGGTTCTTGATTACCACCTTGACTAGAACAAAGTGTCGGAGCTTTACCATCAGGATGATACACACGTTTTAATAAATCGTGCCCATTCAAATCTGCTTCTCCTACCAATATCAAACCGCTATTGCTTGATGTATCAAAATCAAACGTTAACTGGTCTCGTTTTTTTTCAAAATATTTTTTGAGATTACCACCTTTAAAATAATCCTCTTCAAAAACATTGGTGCTATGTTCACCATCTTCTAATATGTCTTTTAAATAAATGTGTTTGTTTTCTGGGATGGAGCGAACTGGAATATTTGTCCAGTATAACCTATCCCGGTTCTGAGCAGATACTAAATTAGAATTAAGTCTAATCGGCTTTACTCCGAGATGTTCGCTAATCACATCCTGATAAATCTGTTTCATGTTTACGTTTTCAAGTAAAAAATATTTAGGCTTCAATGCCTTTAAAAATCGTACATACTCAAAAAATAACTTGCTCCTGGGATCGTCAAAATTTAATTGCCTTCCGGCAAACGAAAATCCCTGACAAGGTGACCCACCAAGCAATAAATCAATGTCCTTAAAATCGGTGTCTTTTAACTTTGTCACGTCCCCAACGTGTATCGTGTCTGGGTAATTGGCTTTTGCTACTTGGATTGCATACTTATCAATCTCACTCGCATAATAAGCGGATGGGGTAATTCCCATCCGCTCAAGAGCAATACGTCCACATGACATTCCATCAAATAGACTAAGCACTCTCATCTTTTACCTCCTTATTTTTTATTTCATAAGAAAAATCGTCCGGCAAAAAAGACATAGTAAAACTATCTAAATACTCCACAAGTTCGTGAAAATTATAAAATGTATGCTTTTTGTTTTTATCATCCGTTATAACGATGCATTCTCCCATTTTATTACCTCCTTACCAACTCGCTTGATATTCGACAAAATGCCAATATTTATTGTCCTCTTGACATTGCTCAATCCAATCTGACGCTTTATCAAAAATTTTTGCATCTTCATGGGCATTCTCACGCAATTCATCCCACCACTCATCGTCACCGAAGAAAAAACCACTACAGTTTTTATTGTCTGGCAATTCGTATTCTTTATCCTCACCACGCAAAACTCTAGCAATCCACCGCAAATTTTCAGCATCTAAATCAATTGGTTTACAATCATCAACACCATCGGCAAATGCCCTTACAATAAATGTATGCAAAGGGGCATGTTTACGCCAGTAACCAATCTCAAGTTTTTTATTAGTACACTTATATCCATCAACAAATTCTTCATTAATTGTACTAATAGTGCCATCCTCATTAAACATGACTTCACCATTGGAGTTTTTAGCATACTCTGTACGCTTAAATTTATCTCCAGTTAAATACATATCTAATCCCATTTTACTTCTCCAATTCAGCTTGCATTAAAATTTTCACGATTTCTGCC